CTTTTGTTGTGGCTGATTCGTGGGACGAAGCTTTTGAAAAAGTTAAAAGTATTGTTAATGAAAACCGGGGCGATGAAGTCCAAGCTCAGTGCCAAGAATTTTGGCACCGTTGGAAGCTAAATTGGAAGACTATGTTTAAGGATAAGATCCAAAAACTTACCTAGGTTAACTTTCTCTGCTACTACAACAAAAAACTAAAACCATTATTTAGGGTATTTTGCTTTTACGGCTAAACAATCGGCAATATATTTATCAATTTGAGCTTGGTCCCCTTTAACCACACCGTCGATATACTCGGTTATGGGCGGATATTCAGGTGCGCGAAGACGTTGATAATTATTTAAGTCGTATTTGGTTATTAACCGCTGTAATTCTGCATTTAACTCAGCATCAGTTACAGGTGGTTCCTTGTATTCGTGCCAAATTAAAGTTGTGCCGTCATAGGACACTTGTGCTCTAGGGACAAGACTAACAGCAGCATTAATTAGTGAGGGCTTCATGGTGCAATCTCAAAAGCATTAAGAACGGCAAGGCCAGGGCCAGCATTAAAAGTATGACTACTGCTCGCGAAGCTAACTCTCATATATATGACATAAGTAGTAGCAGAAGTTGTTGAAGGTGAATCTATATAATTAAAGGCTAGTGTATCTCCAGTTTGACTAGATTGAAAAATATAATTCGCAAAATAATTTACTGTACCAGTGCATAAATTTGTAGTGCCGTTCCTAAATATAGTGTAATATCCTACGCCAGTACTAGCTGCTTCAACCAAAAAACTTGTAATTAATAATATGCGGCTTGAAGTACTAGAGGGAGTAATGCTGAGCGATAAACCAGTCGAAACATAGGTGGTAGATGTTGTAGTAAAACTAGTGTTTTGTGTGGCTTGAACCGCCTGCAGAATTTTACCTCCGGCTGGTGTTGCCCACACAGGGGCTTGATTACTACCAGCAGTAGTTAAAACCTGGCCAGAAACTCCAGGACTTAAAAACGTAGTTGAACTAGGTGCAGACTGGTAAGGTACAGCACCAGAAATACCACCAGATAAATTAACTGAAGAGTTAATTTGCTGTCCAGCGGCAAAAACGATCGGGCCGGTCATCGTGCCGCCAGCCCGCGACAGCGCCGCATTACCCGAAGCTTGAGCGGTGGAAGCGCTAACTAAGGCCGCATTACCTGACGCTAGTGCAGTACCGTCTAAACCAAGTTGATTACCAACAAAAATTAACCCACTAGGCGCTGCAGCAAGCGAAACATCAACACGTTGACTGGACGATAAAGCTCCGCCACCGGATAAACCACTGCCGGCTGTCAGTGTTGTTGTTAAAACAACACCTTCAACGGTATCGCCAGGGGGTAACTCTGACGTAGAACCGCTAATTACAACTAACGGTTTGCGGATAGCCATTAAAAAAACCTCCTTATATTTAGTATAGCTTTAGTTGTACAAAATAATGGCAGGAGTAATTTCAACTTCTAATTCCGTTGTGCTCAAGGCGGTTCCAACCCCGACTAAAGCTTGATATAAACCAGTACCAGACGCACTAATTACACCAGAAGCGGTGCTGAAGCGCGTAACTTGACCGGTAAATTTTGACAAATAATAATATTCGCCGGGAACTAAAGCGGTTTCAGCGGTGATATTTGCAGAAGTTAAAACTGCAGTATCGTCGGTTGTAACTGCCACGCTGGTTGCAGCTGTAGCAGCCGCAGTCGTGATACCAATAGCTTGGTAACTCGTAGCGGGAACGCCGCTAACAGCCGTTGCGGAAAAGACCGATGTGCCGCTGACGTAAACAACTTGACCTTGAATAAGGTTTTCGCCAGCGTTAAAATTTTGACTTGTAGGAAAAGTTGTAGTTACACCTGCACCGTTGGTAAGCCAGACCTCCGTACCACCCGGTGTAAACGAGGTGTACTTACGGTTAAATATGGCGCGGTCTGACATTATTAAAATCGCGAGCTTTTATGTACCTATTATAAATAACAACTAGCGATTAAGTACCGGGTTCCGGTGGCCAATTAACAGTCCAAGGGAAACCTTCCTGCTCAGGAACCATTCGCACAGCTTCGCGATATAAAGCCCACGCGAGCCTATCGTCGGGGCTCAAAGGAGAATCATATAATTGAGTCCAATCGCACGCAGCTAATATGCTGTTGCGTTGCGTACGAACTACGTTGCTCTGTTCGGCATCTTTGCCAAAACAGTACGCCTCGTACTGCTCAGAGGCTGTATGTACAACACCGTCGGGATCGGTGTAGTCGGTGAAGGTCGGGCCAGCGACGTATTTGGTGAACCACTGGCCGTCGATCTCCTCAACGCCATCACGCCTGCTGTACTGGTACGGCGGAATCACGGTGGCTTGTGGGCCTTCGAGCACTGGGTCGTAGCCAAATGCGTCGATGATTTCAGGCGTCAACACCTCAGGGAAGGACGTGTTGGGGTTGTCGGAGCGTAGTTGGCTGTCGGTGATGACAACGCCAGTTGTGCGGTTACGGAGTTCCATGATTAAACGGTAGCGGGGGTAAGTTGATTGTGGCGACAGTTATCACCGTGCCACCTTGCGTGATTGCCAATGTTCGATACTGCGCCGCAGTATGTGCACGTTTGAAGTTTTTTATTCTTTTCTGTCATCAGGCGTGCATGAAAAAGTCTATTTTTTGGTATTTTTGATGGGTTGTCTACGCCGTACTTATTTAAATAGCTTTGTTTTATCTTTTCAAGTAGCTGCGGTGATTGAGTGGTATATTCCACGCCATAACGACTTAACATAGCTTGTTTTCTCTGGTCTTCAAAATCTTCTGCCTCGAACCTACTTGGCGCATTAAACTTTTTCATGCAGGTTTTGGCAGCTTTGTCTTTTACGCTTTGAAGTTGCTTAGGATTGTCTACGTTGTATTTTTGGTTGTAAACGTGCCTTAGCAGATCCGGACTTACGGCTCCAGAAATGCTTTGGTTGTACCACCGGGAAGACTTATCGGCTTTCACTTTTTTTAAAAACTTTTTTTCATAATTAATAGCGTCTTCTTTGGATGAAAATGTGCGAATCCTTTCTATCGCAAAGCACGAGGGGTCCGCTGCCAGCAATGCTTTGACTATCTTTGATGAAGTCAAATAAGTAACTAAAAGGTCGGATGGACTGCAATTTTTAGCGAATTTAACTCCTGCATAAAGCATACCTGTGGGAATCTCCTTAAGCACGTAAAAGTAAGGGGTTGTCATCTACGCCACCGCAAAAAATATAAAGCTACCACCATTTGCATTTATTTCTGCTGGTGCGGTGGAGCTAATCTCGAAACCAGAAGCTAAAGGATCAATGTAATCCGTGTTTGTCACCTCGGCGGCAGTTGAATTCAATAAAAGGTAGCTGTCATTGCCGGACACAATACCCCTTGCAGTATCCCAAACATACCAGCTTCCTGTGCTGTCGGTGCGCTTGATCATGACGAACCGTGCGCCTGCTGTGAAGCCGCAGTCAATTTGCTTGGTGGTGCCGGTGCCGGTGTAACTTCCCACTTTGGAAACGCCTGGGGCGGTGGCAAATAGGTAGGCGATGATATCATCAGTTAAACCTTGGCTGCTTGGGTTGGTATTAAATGTAGTAGCTGTTGGATCAATAGTTCCCCAGAAATTTGCAAACGTGCTTGCCCCAGATGTGTTTTCCAGGTAGATATTTTTATTGCGGCCTAAGTTAGAAAAGTAACAATTCCAGTTGCTAGTGCCACTAGTTCTTCTCTTGCAAATAATAAATTCTGGCGTTACACCAAGGCCGTGAGTAATTTGCTGATCTGAAACGTCATTGCCTGTATAAGCCACCACGTCGAAGAACCCTGGGGCGCGGCGGAAAAGATAGTTTATGAATGTACTGCCACTGGCGTTGGTGATGGTTGAAGTCGTGCCAACCTTGACGCCATCCATCACGTCCCACGGATTCGCCTGCAGGATGGTGGTTCCTGCTGCTACCTCTGCCGCAGTGGATGAGGTTACCAGATAGCCTGTACCTGTCAATCTTGCAGCAAATAAATCGCCAACCGCTGAACCACGGTTTTTAATCAGTACCGCATCGTCAGTCTGGCCGCCAGTAACGGTTACGTTTGCTCCGGTACCGGTGCGTGCGTTAAGTCCAAACACCTTCGTCGCATCGGTGGGGGTCTTCATCGGCCCGCGACGGATGGCGATGTAGATGTAGTTACCAACAAGACCAAGATTTTTAAGTTCAAAGCCTGTAGCAGTTGGGAACAAGTACTCACCAGAATAGCTACTTTCTGCTTGCGACAAATTAGGATATAGCAAACTGAGTTGAGTTCTTGAAGACCCACGCATAATGTCGGCTATGTACCAATTTTCGGCACCATTGCTCCGTTTAAACAAAATAAATTGAGGCTCAAAGTCTAAAGTGACAGTGGCGGAACCTGCTGGCGATGAAAATGACCCACACTTCACCACACTATCGTTCCCACTATCGCCAAACCCGCCAGCATCGTGCGCGAACACGTAGGCGACGTAGGTGCCGCCAGAGCCATTTACAGCGCCGTCAGTACCTAGAGAAAAAACAGTGGATGTTGGAGTTGTTGAGTTCCAGGCAACCGCTTGACCTGTAAATGTTGAATATGTACCGTCAAGAAGCAGCAGCTCAGTGTTGGCCAGTGATCTGTGGTAGACGTACCACGGGTAGCCGGAAGTATCTGTGCGCTTGACGATAATGCACCCTGGCACACTGCCTAGACTGTGCGCGATGGTGCGGTTGCTGCCATTCCCCGTATAGGTCACCACATCAAAGAACTTCGGCGCCTTGCGGAAGGTCCAGGAGGCGTAGGTGGCGGCATTTGTGCTGTAGTCAGCGTCAGCGCCAAGAGCAAAGCCAGTAGAGCTGAAGCTGGTAAGGCCAGTGGATTCAGTTACTTCTGCTGCGGTGCTGTCTGATGCAAGTGATTTTGTGGCAGTGCGAGCAGTATCCGTAAAGCGATGCCCAGTTGCACCACTGCGGCCCTTGATCCAAACCAATCCACCCTTTCCCGCTAGATCAATCCCATTGGTGATCGTCTGTGTGCTGCCGTTGCCGGTGTAGAGGTAGGTGCTGAATACATCCTCAACATATGTGGGATTTGCAGCACCAGCTGCGCCCATCATTAAAAGACGAGTTGTATTATCCATATAATATTAAGTGGTGTAATTAATCAAAGAAGATGCTCGCCAGTTAGTGCCACTGTCATCCGTGACAAACATAAAAATATGTGTTTTACCGGTCGTCAACGTTGGCGCTGTTGCAGAAGGCCAACTAACAGCAGCAGGCCAAGTTATAGTTCCTGTTTGATGATTTACTTCATAAGCAAAACTATAAGCAACACCAGAAGGAGCACCAGATATAACAACAGTACTGTTGCCACTGAGAGTTGCCGTAAAATAATTTCCTAAAGCAGTGTTAATACCGCTGCCGTATAAACTTAACGGAACAATATTTTGAGCAAATTGACCGGAAACCACGCCGCCGGAAAGCGGGAGTTTCAAAGCTGCAGTAGCGCCAAGAACTAAAGCAGCGTTACCTGAAGCTTGTGCCGAAGTTGCCGAAACCAGCGCAGCATTACCGGAAGATAATGCCGAATCAGCTGTACTCTGAGCTTTATTACCGCTAGCAACAACAAAATAACGTTGATCTAACGCGCCAACTTGTACAGCTTTATTAGTTGTACCCGAAGTTTGAACTACAGGAAAATAATCGCCACTAGCAAGAGTGACAATCTGTGTAAACTGGGATATTTTTTGGCTCATTTAAATCAGCTCTCTAGATCAATTGTAGAGCCATCTTCGGCTAAAAGATAACTGTTTAGGAAGCCAGTTTCTAAAAGTATAGAACCTCCCGTTATATTTAGAAATAAAGGTTTTGAAATTTCAACACCAAAACCAGATGTTGTAGCAGCGCGACCCAAATAAGTGATATAGGCGCTCGAAAGAGGTGCGCTTTGGACCTCGTTATACCAACTGGCGTAACTAGGATTTAAAACACCAGAAACAATACTTAAATAGACGCCTTCGCCGGGTGTTAAACCAGAAGATCCGGCAAAATAACTGTCTTTGTTAACTGTAACTAAATCTTGTGCGTTACCCGAATTAATTGCAAGTCCAACCACGCGGGCTGTTTGCTCGCTAATAGACGAAGCTTTATATAAAAGACCGCTGGGATTAACCGTTACGGCGTCCCCAGCGGCTATATTTTGTCCTGCCCTAAACGAAACTAAGGAGGCCACGACGACAAATTAATCCCATAAATAGAGTCTACTAGCCTTTACCTTGTCCGCGACTTTTTTTCCTACCGTGAGACGGTTTTGAGTGCATACCGTCCCCTTGACAAGTTTTTTTTGGTTTAGTGTCAATTTTATCTGTTGTGGACTTGGGTTTGGCCATGTGTTGAGAGCAACCCCATTAGTATAGGGACAAAACCAGAAGCGTCAAGCAACACAGCGCAATCTAAACATAGACATTGACCCAAGCGGATCCATTCCAAACCTTGACAAGATTTGTAGTGGATTCGACCCAAACAGCACCTTCAGTACTCGGAGCAGGCGCTGCAACACTATAACTAAGGCCGCGAGAGGGTCCACTTTCGTACCAACCGCTGCTGGTAGCGTCGTAGACGAACAGCGAGCCCATAAGGTTGTTAAACCAGAGCGAGCCGTCGCGAGGAGGTGCGTTATAACCAGCACCCGAGGGCGGATTTTCACCCTTATAAGCAAGAGCTTCGGCGTTCGTTTGATACCACGCGGGATCGGTTACGCCGTTGCCGCTTGCGTAAACGAACAAGCGACCCTCATTCGTATCGAACCAGAGAGAACCGGTGTTGTAGCCAGCAGTTGGATTGCCAGAAACCGTAACAGAAGCACCGCCACCGCCGCCGCCAGTGATACCGCTACCGCTGACAGTTACGGTATTACCGCTGTAACTAACAGTATTATCGCCAGCGCCAAAAATATGGCCAGAAACTGAACCTTGGAAAACTTGATCGTAATTAACGTTGAACTGAGTTCCGCCAACTAAATACAGACCAGAACCAGCGCTGAAGGTAGTGCCCGAAGCTGTAATTGAGTTAATAACGGTAGTAGTTCCGCTAGCCGTGAAATAAATGCCGGAACCAGCCTGAATAGCGCCGCCACCTCCGCCGGCACTTACCCCGCTTAAGGTAAAATTAAGATCTTCGATACACTGAACCAACCCTTCAAAATTGGAGGCGTATCCAGAAGGATCGATTGTAAAAGATGAAGTTCCCACGCCGCTAATCGTATAAATACATTCTACAAGTGCAGCAATCG